AGACGAAAGAGAATCGTGCAGCCACCCGGAGTGTTTCCATGGTGCGTAGGGGTAAACGCACTTCAGCTCCCGGGGCTCCGACTCAATCAATGTCGAAGTAAGGAGTAACATGCGTAATGAATCAGAACAATACCGAGCCTTCTTGGATACGCTCCCTGTTGACGGTGCTGGAAGGCTCCGCAGTATTCTTGATCGGATTGAAGTGGGTATGGCTGAGGATCTCAGGACTCCGTTCTACAACGGGGCAACCAGGGAAGAAATCATCCAGCTCGCGGAAAAAGAAGTTGGTTATACCGAATTCGAAGAACTTACCGAGATAGACGAACACGAGAAGTCTAAGATTGGGCCTTACTCCATAATGCTTCCGGCTTCGGAGAGATTCGATAACCTGAAGAAATACTGGACACAGTCTTGGAATCCGGACGAGACAGCATTGAATAGTGCTTTCAAGTACGTGTGCTCGTTGATGCCCGCCCGATCATTGCGACCACAGGGATTCTCAGAGGCATTTTCATTAATGCCAAAAGATACTTCTCTCGGTTTACCGTGGTTATCCCGAGACAGGAAGTATGCTCACCTCTACTTCGAGAGGGCCCAAGCTTGTAGAACAGTCGAAGACATTCGGCCATGCGTCTGGTTCTGGAGAGGACAGCCCAAGGGACTAACAGAAGTCCCGAAGCAAAGGGATGTGTGGGGATTCGACCATGCGGAGACCATACTTGGTGCAACGATCATGTATCCAGCTCTAGCGGCGATGAAACTACGTCCCGGGTTCTCTGCCTGGCTGGGCGACCCATATGTGGATAAGGAGGCTACCGGTCTACTGAGGGCTGCTCGGGGGCGTCTGATCGTGTCATTAGACTATTCTTCTTTCGACTCCAGTTTACACCGGAGTCTGTTGGACCTTGTGGACGAGGTCTTAAAATATTGGTTCGTTGATGCCGTTCACGACCGCATTGCCTTGCTGGGCGAGATAAGTGCCACGGTCCCAATTGTTGTTCCTTACGACGTGTGGCGGGGCAGAAACGGCGGTATGCCTAGTGGGAGTGTCCTGACTAATCTCAGAGACACCATTGCTAATCTGTTAGCTGGAGCCTACTGCGCTTACCGAAATAACACGGAAATAGAGAAGTTCATGGTGTTAGGTGATGACTCTGTGTACTTATTCCGGCGAGAGCTGGACCCCGATGTTATTGGCAAAACGATGCTAGAGCTTGGCCTTGAATGTAATCCCGATAAGCAATTCATCTCTAGAAGATCTCTTCACTACCTTCAAAAGTGGCATTCGTTGGACTATGAGGTAGAAGGGATTAATGTAGGTGTCCACTCCCCGTACAGGACTCTAAGTGGAATGTGCGGGTATGAACGCTTCAAGCAAGGTTGGAGTAAGTGGATGGACACCGCAAGATGGATCATGCAGGTCGAAAATTGCGCATGGGATCCTAGGTTTTCACAATTTGTGCGATTTCTCATAAATGGGGACATAGTACTACGGGACGGTACGGATCCGACTGTAGTCTTTGCGCGTGCCGGTGGCTCTGATAAGATCCGATCAGTGCTAGACATTGCGAGTTTCCCTTTCAACGTCAAAAACCCTGACCTAGTAGATGAGTTCGAAACTTCTAGAATGATTCGAGTGCTT